TATCTTGATTAATAATAAAGTTAGCTTCTTCCTGCTTGTCTCTAGGAATAGTTAGTGAATACTCTTTTCGAATTGATTCAACATCAAATAAACCTAAACCATACAATACTAAAATATGATGAAATGCACTAAACAAGTAGAATCCACTTCCTTGAAAATCTTCGGGAACAGGTAATTTATGTTTCCAAATTTCTAATTTAGCAGAAAGGCTATCTGGCAATTCTACTTTATTAACGTCCTTCCAAAAATTGCTAGTATCTCTTCCGGTAATATAATGAAGTGCAATAAAATCTCGAATGTTGTTTAATACATCTTCCATTGATTTATTGTAACTCTTAATAGAAGATTCTGTGTAGTTTAATAATCGTTCGGAGATCAACAAACTCTGCTGAATGCTTGTACCGATAGACGATGCCTCTAACGGCTCTACAAAGCTAGCACTAAGGCCTACCGCACAACAGTTTCCAATCCACGGGGTATCTAATGCGCCCGGATCAAAGCTAAATTCTTTTGCAATTTCTACTTCCTTGCCTAGGAACATTTCTATTTCTTTATGGGCTTCGTTGACAGTTATGTAATCACTGTCGAAGATGTATCCGTTACCAGATCTACCCCATACTGGAATATTAAACATCCAACCGTTTTCCATGGCTTGTGCTGTAGTCCACATAGGGATGTCTTCGGTACCGGGCTGCGGGAAAACAATAGCCTTTTTCATTTTAAGATATTTAGAATAACTCTGCCACTTAGCACCTAACTTTCCTATTAGAACACGTTTCCAACCAGTCGAATCGATGTAAAAATCATACGAATAAGATTGTTTCTCTCCTTTAAGGTTTTCAATAGTACCGTTGTCTTTTAAACGAACGTCAAGGATTTCGTCGTCGATTACATTAATTCCTCGTTCTAAGCATTTTCTTGTAAGCCATTCGTTTAGTTTATGTGTGTTGAAGTGAAACTGCACAACAGGGCTCATATTTTCTTGTCCAACAAAGTAAGTATTCACTCTACTATTCCATGCTTGTTCAGAGACAAGGTCTCTAGGTTCGTTAGCAATATGAGAAATTAAATGACCGTACAGATACGGGTAATGCTTGTAATAGGTATTGTAGCTTCCGCCTATGCTCTGGAGATAATCGTGTTTACCCCAACCCTTAAACATAATGCCGCTCTTGAAAGAAGCATCGCATTCTTTGATCATTTCTACAACATTAAGGCCTACAAAATCCATAAAGACAGACCAATGCTCTGTGCTACCTTCCCCAACTCCGATAATTCCTATCTTTTCTGACCTAACTACTTCTACTTTCATATAGGGGAATTTAGTTTTAAGAATTAATGCAGATACAAGTCCTGCAGATCCGCCGCCAATAACACCAACTGTTTCTACGTTATTCATAATATTTCCAATATTCGTTTATATACTTCAATGTTTCCGTCTTCGTCGTAATGATTAATTTGTCCACGATGATTCTTCCAAAGATTTTTAAAATCTATGTGATTGTTTTCTACAACTAAATCAACTCCAAAGTCTACATGAGATATACTAATGTACGGAACTTTTATTGTTCTGTTGATTTCTTTTCGTATTAACTGGTAAATGTCTATTTGGTATTTGTCGTCATAGTGGTAGTTGAACCAACCTTTAGCAATTTGTAAACTTCGATTAAACCAACTAGGGCGTTGAATGTCTTCGTAAATTAAATCGCAATCTTTATGAAACCCAAATTTATGTATTGGGTGAGCGGGTGTGTGTACTCTACTTGGACTTGTATGACTAACAATTACAGCATCGAACAAATTACAGTCTATTGATTGAATTTGTTTTAAAATTTTGTATTCACCTACGCCAGCTTGGGCAAGGTTTGTAACATCAAAGTGTCTAGATAACATCTTTGGCCAGCCATTACCGGGCCAATCTGCTGCAAAACTATCTCCAGCAATTAATATTCGTTTCATTAAATAAATTCAACCCAGGTATTTGCAATGTACTTTATTCCTTCCAACGGTGGATTTCCTCTGTGCGTATGAGTAAAAGACCCTGGACAAATCATCATAGTTCCTTGTTGTGCAGGAATGCGCCTTCCTTGGTATAAGAACTCTGTCTCCCCGCCAGCAGCAACATCGTTTAGATATAAAATAACTAAAAGTGCTCTAGTGCTTGTAGACACAGATCCTTGCTCACAATGCCAAACATGGTATCCTTCGCCTGGCTGAGTTTTTTGTAGTTTAATTTTTCCTGTAAACCCTAGTTTACCTACAGATTCTAAAACACCGTACTTGTCTTGGTATAGAGAAAAACACCTCCAAAACGCATCTTTAAACTCTATTGCAAACTGATGATCTAAATCAGAAATAATTGCATCTTCGTTAGATCGAGTATGATGCGTATTACTAAGAAAATAGCTATCAGTATCTTTGTCGATGTATCTAACCCCTTCGGCAAGTTGTCTGGATTGACTCCACCCTAAGCTAGCTACATACTCAAAATGTTCTACAAACTTATTGCAAGTTTCCGCAGAAACTGCATTCGGAAAAACACCTATAAAGTCTTTGATTTCTGGAGTAAAGTTCATATTTTCTTGTATTTTTTAACCTGTACTGTAATTATCCTAATTCTAAGCGTGGTTAATTAAAGCTGATTATAAATACACTATACATTTTTTTTGTTCCAAAGGAGAAAAAATGCCTGAACTAAAACTACAAACTTATACTGACTACCCAAAAGAAAGGGCAGATGCTCTTCATTCTAACGACGAAATGGTATGCTTTTTCTGCAAGAAGCCAGCCGGCGAAATCAAGGACACGTTAGAAGGCCACGATCCATCGTGCGTTTGGAGAAAGAAGAAAGAAGCCGCTCAAGGCTAATCAGTCACAACCTTTAGTTAACTGCTTGTGGTCAAGATATATAATTGACCATGAGCAGTCAATTAAACGGTTATGTAAAAAAAGGGTGGGGCCACGAATTAATTTGGTCCACTAACGAAAAATATTGTGGAAAATTGTTAGTCTTTGAAAAGACTGGTTCAAAATTTTCCATGCACTTCCATAAAGAAAAAGATGAAACTTGGTTTGTTAGCCAGGGTACGTTTCTCTTACGATGGATAGATACAACTACAGCTAAAATTAACGAGCAGGTGCTAAACACCGGAGATACATGGAGAAACATGCCCCATGTTCCGCATCAGTTAGAAGCACTAGAAGCTGGATCAACAATAATCGAAGTAAGTACTCCTGATTCTGTAGAAGATAACTTTAGAATCTTTCCAGGAGATAGTCAACAATGACCAAAGTAGTAGTTAACGGGTCATTCGATATACTACATCTTGGGCATTTAAAATTATTAGATCATGCAAGATCCTATCCTAATTCTTATGTGTTAGTGTTAACTGACACTGATCGAAGAATCAAAGAACTTAAAGGCCCTACTAGGCCCGTACATAACGAATACGAACGATGCAGTTTTTTATTTGCACTCAAAACTGTTGATCGAGTAGAAACTTTTGATTCAGACGAAGAATTAGATTCGTTAATTAAAGAATTTCAGCCAGATGTAATGGTTAAGGGTAGCGACTACAAAGATAAACCAATCATAGGTGCAGAACATTGCAAGAAGATAGTATTTTATGACAGACTTGAACAATACTCAACTACTAAAAAAATTCAAGATATTGTTAATCGGGGATGATTGCCTGGACACATACACTTATGGATTTGTTAATCGTATAAGTCCAGAGGCTCCGGTACCTATATTTGAACCACACAGCTCTGTTACTAAAGAAGGTATGGCTGGAAATGTAAAAAATAACCTGGAGGCACTGGGCTGTGAAGTGCATTATCTACACGGTGACACAAGTGAAAAAGAAAGACTAATTGACGATCGTAGTAAACAACAACTTCTTCGCATTGACAAAGATAAGACTAGCGTTCCTATTTTAATTGACAGCGAACTTCCTAAAATTTATGATGCTATTGTAATAAGTGATTATAATAAAGGAACAGTAACATACGATCTAGTAAAACATTTAAGAAAAGATTTTAACGGTCCTATTTTTATAGATACAAAGAAAACAGACCTAAGCCAGTTTGAAGGTTGTTTTGTTAAAATTAATCAATTAGAAAGATCGAGAGCAACTACTGTGCCTAGTAACCAATGGTTAATCGTTACGCACGGGGAAAAAGGAACGGTGTGGAATGGACAAGAAATTCCTACAGAAACTGTACAGGTAGCAGATGTTACTGGAGCAGGAGATACATTTTTAGCATCACTGGCTTTTAAGTATTTAGAAACTAAGGAAATACAGAAGTCTATTCAATACGCTAATAGAGCAGCAGGCATTACGGTGCAGCATATTGGAGTTTATGCGCCAACAAAAACGGAGATAGCATGATTGTAGTTACTGGGGCAGCTGGATTTATAGGCAGCATAATTGTTGGGTATCTTAACAAACAAGGAATTTCTAATATTGTATTAGTAGACGAATTTAAAATTCCTGACCAATATAAAAACTTAGTTAATAAACAGTACAAGGCCATATGCTCTAAAATTAACGACCTGCCAAATGACCGCGTTGACGCAGTTATACACTTTGGTGCAAACGCAAGCACCTTAGAACAAGACTGGAGTTCTTTGTATGAAACAAATGTTAGATCTACAAGGCAATGGGCTGAATTTGCTAAAGAGCATAATGCAAAATTTATATTTGCTAGTAGCGCAGCAGTGTATGGAAACGGTTCAGGTCCTTTAAATCTATACGGATTTTCTAAACTAGCAAGTGAAAAAGAATTAGCAGATGCTGTAGTCCTTAGGCTGTTTAATGTTTACGGACCTAACGAATATCACAAAGGAAGGATGGCTTCTACAGCCTACCATTGGTATAATCAAATAGTAGATACCGGTAATTTAAAAATATTTGAAAATAGTAATACTTTCCATCGAGATTTTGTTTGGGTTGAAGATGTAGCTAAAGTTGTTGGGTTCTTTTTAAACAGTTACAAACCGGGAACATACGATGTAGGGTCCGGAATTAGTACCAGTTTTAACTATGTTGCAGACTGTTTGCTTGGCGTTGTAGGAACTGGATCTAAGGAAATCATACCTATGCCCGATGACTTAAAACGCCAATACCAAACAAATACTATAGCTGACCTATCTAACTTGGACAAGGCTGGTTTTCCTGTAACTGATCTACGTACAATCGACGATGGTTTAAAAATCTATGCGGAATACCTAAAAAACCGTACTTACTACTAAAAATTAAACTGGATAAATACTGCATATAATTAGAAGCAGAACATGTCCAATATTCCACTAGCAAACCTGCGTTTAGTCGGCAGAAATACAGACTTTTTAGATCGTAAAATAGGCCAAAGAGGCGAAATTTTCTACGACCAGCAAAAGCACGAATTAAGATTGTTTGACGGTGACGTTACAGGCGGTGTTTCGATTGCTAGAAGCGACCAGACTGTAGCTCTCGACTTGTCAAATATTGATGATCAAGTTTTTAAAGATAAAGCAACTCAAGCAGGAATTGTAGGCGGAGCATCAATAGATACTGAGCCTCCTGCAGAGCCTCAATTCGGACAATTGTGGTTCGATACTGACAACGGTATTCTGTACGTTTACTATAACGATGGTACTTCTGATCAATGGGTACAACCAGCGACTATACAGTACGGTGGCGGAATTGGCGGAGCAGGCGGATCTGTTGCTTTAGATAATCTTACTGATGTAACAGTTTCAAGTCCAACTAGCGGACAAGTATTAAAGTATAACGGTACCGCCTGGGTTAATGGAACAGACAATGCAGGTGCAGGTGGGTCTTCTAGTCTTATTGACTTAACAGACGTGTCAGTTTCAAATCCATCTACCGGACAGGTACTAAAGTATAACGGTACTGCATGGGTCAATGGCGCAGACGATGCTGGAAGTTCAGGTGTTACTGAATTTGGTTTATTAGATGAAGTTTCTACATCATCATTAAGTTTTGACAAAATATACTTACCAGCAATTACAATGCTAACAGTTTCAAGTCAAGGATCGACTGCATATCTGTTTGATCAGTACTCAGGAAACAACCCAACAATCTACGCTATTACAGGAACAACGATAGCATTTAATCTCACAGCCGCCGGACATCCTTTCCAGATACAGGATCCAGCGGGAACCAACTATAATACTGGACTAATTCACGTATCAGCTGATGGCGTTGTTAGTACAGGAGTAAATGCACAAGGTAAAACTTCAGGAACACTTTACTGGAAGATCCCGTCAACATCTAGCGGAAATTATAGATACCAATGTGCAAGCCATGTAGCTATGGTAGGATCAATTGTAGTTAAGAACTTTGTTTCTGTATAAGTTAAATATTAAATTATGGCAATCAATTTTCCAAGTAACCCAACACTAAATCAACAGATAACTGTAGGTGCAAACACCTGGCAGTTTAATGGAACAGCTTGGACAATTGTTCCTGCAACCACATTAAGTCTTAACACACTATCTAGTACAGACATTAATGTTACAAACCTAACAGTCACAGGAACTGTCACTGGGATACAACAAACATTCTCGTTAGGAGAGTTAACCGATGTTAATTTAACAACAGCTCCGACCAACGATCAAGTTTTAAAATTTGACCTAACATCGGGCAAATGGATTCCGGGAACTGTTGTTAGCGGCGGCGGATCGTTTAACGGCGGTACTGTAACTAATCCAATTATCGTTAACAACACTACTAATGCAACTAGTACCTCGTCTGGAGCATTAAGAACTACTGGCGGTTTAGCTGTTACTAAAGACATCTTCACCGAAGGAAATATTGTTATTAACAACTCCACTGGTGATCAGTTATTAGAAGTAAAAACGCGAGGCGAGATTAGATTTTATAATAGCGCCAACTCTGCATATGTTGGATTAAAGGCTCCCGGTACTATTGCTAGCTCTAGAACATATTTGCTACCAAGTCAGGACGGTACATCTGGTCAATTATTAAGAACCAACGGCTCGGGCGTGTTAAGCTGGGTATCGGTTATCACCCCAGAGGGCGGATTAGCTGCTGCTGGACAAAATACACAAGTTCAGTTTAACGACAATTCTTCTTTTAACGGTGATGCAACATTTACCTTTGACAGCATTGCAAGTTTATTATCCGTTCCTAAACTAACTGCAACAGGTGTAGTTACAGTTTCAGATACTACTGAATCAACGACTACAACAACTGGTTCTGTAAAAATTGCAGGCGGTGTTGGAATTGAAAAACAATTAACAGTCGGCGGAACAACAAGTAAATTTACAGGAAATACAGCAGCTTCTTCTACAGTTACAGGAACTATAGTTGTAACTGGTGGCATGGGAATTTCAGGCGCTGTACATGTGGGATCAAACGTAGTGTCATCCGCACTGCCCACAGAAAAAGAACATCTTACAAACAGACAATACGTCGATGCAAACGTTTTAGCATTCTCGGTAGCATTCGGAGCTTAAGGAAAGAAAATGGCAAAAAAATTAGTTAAAAATTATGTGTTTAATCCAGGTTTAGGTCTCAATGACAACCTAAGACCAAACGCATATTCGTTGATCTCTCAAAATAAAATTTTCTTACAAAAAGAAATTACAGCATTTTGCGCTAATCAAGTAATAGATTCTGTAAAGTGCGAACGAGATTTAGGTTACATTATTGACGGTGCAGGATTTGACGTTACACTTGGAACTAACTATAACTCCGTATTTTTAGGAATTGCAGAATATAACTCTAATGAAGTTACTCCAACAGTACTTAGAACTATCGGACGAGCAAGGGATGCAGCGTTAGCATTGCCGGGAGTTTCTGCAAATTCAACAGCAATAGAAAGAACTACAACTTTCTTTAACGAAGTACTTGACATTGCACAGAACGGAAGAGGTTCTGCTAATGTAATTACATTTACAAACCCAAGTTCCGGATCTACTACTGCCCGTATTGCTGCTAAAGATAGATTAATTTCTAATAAACTTTTTATTGCTGCGGAAATTAACGCATGGGTAGCACAGAATTATCCTAGCGCAGACCACGATCCGGTTAAATGTTCACGTGACGTAAAGTATGCAATTGATGCTCTTTGCTATGACGTATTATATGGTGGTAACTCTGCTACTTACGACCAATCAAAATTCTTCTTCTACAGCTTTGCCAGCGGCAGTCCAGGCATTGATCCAACTCATAGATTACAAACTGTAGCAGCCTATAACAGATTACAAAGTGTTGTTGGCGATGTTATTTTAGGAAATGCTGTTTCGAGATCAAACGGTGGCACCTATGTAGAACAACAAGACACTACCGGAACCAACTCCGACGGAACTACGGTTACAGTTATTCAAAACTTAGTACAGATCATTGAAGACGTTGTAAATGCAACCAGCCAATCTGCTGCTAACACAGTTTTGTCTGGTATTGTTAGAACTGCTCCTAGCGTAACATGGTCATTGGCTGCATTGCAAACAGCAAAAACTGCTATTGACACAAACAAGACAGCTATTATTACAGCCGTAAACGGTTTTGCAAATTATACATTTGACATTGACAAGTGCGAAAGAGACAGCGGATATGTTATTGACGCATTGCTACACGATTTGCGTTATGGTGGTAACGAAGAAACTCGTAGAATCTCAACATTTTACTGGGACGGAAACGTTGCTCAGATTGACGGAACACGATTAGCTGAATATGAGTCGTATTATTTCTTAATTGACTTAATTAACAATTACATCATTCAAAATATTGAAGATACTAATCCAGAACAAGATTTAACTTTACAAGTAATTGACCTTACAAAGACTACCGAAGCTGATGCAGACGAAACTGTAGCAGCATTATTACAAGACGTTATTGATGTTATTCAAAATGGTCTAAGCTCATTACCTGCATTAGTAACAGGCGTTGGAACAGTGGAAGTGTTGGGTAAGATTGGTCTAGAAGATCTTCTAATTATTTCTAACGTTACAAAGAATGAGGTTATCTATAACTTTGCTGAACCGACAAAAGGCGGGACATGCAGCTTCCGTCCGGGAAATTCAGAAAATTATCCTCAAGCTGAATCAGTTAACAACGGTGTAACAGTCATTGCATTCAAGTACAACACAAGTACAATGAGTGTAGATGACACAATTCAGATTTTCTTAGAAAACACAGAATTAAAAGTTAGACCATACGACTTTGGCACTGATGCGATTGAACGTATGCGTGTTGCCCAGCCGCAGGCTATGCTTGACGCTGACTTCGAATATGGATTACAGCCTACTAAGTGGCAGGCAATTGGTATGCAGCGTGGATATCCTAGTACATACGAAGTTTCTGCAACTGACACAGCGGTAGTAAACGTAGTAACTGACGCATCTAACGGAACTAGTGGAGTTGGTGCAAGTTTAATTACAGTCACTACCCAAGGCGCACATGGATTTACAGCAGGAAATCCAATTACTATTAGGGCACTTGCAGCATCTGTTACTGGATTTAACCGTGCAGAAGGAACATTCTTAATATATTCTGTTCCTACGCCAACTACATTTACCTACTATGCTAAATCTAAAGTGGGTACAAGCAATGGACAAGTCCTTGCAACTACAACAACTCAGTTAAGACAAGCATCTTTCTATACTGGTGCTTCTTTAGGTCAGCCAACATTTTCAGTATACACAAACGGATCTTCTGGTTCGTTAAGTACTTCATTAAGAATTCCGAACGGAAGCACAACTATATCGTATAGCGGAACAGTTCCAAGCGTAGGTGCTCCGTTATCCGGAACTGGTATTTCAAACGGCACACAGGTAACCGGTGTGTTTGGACCAGGCGGCGAAGTAGGAACATATTACGTATCTACAGACAGCAACATTGGCGACACTAGCATTTCTTTAACTGATGTAACAGGCATTCAGGAAGGAATGGCAATCTCCAACGGAGACGGTACTCCTACACAAGTTGTAATCACCGACGTTGGCGGAATTATTTTAACTCTTAATGACAACCTAAATGTAGCTTATAAGGGCGACGTTGACACATACATTAACGAAGCAATTAACTCTATTACATATCAAATTGGTTCTGGCCTTGGCGCCACGTTTAACGTAAACGTAACTGCTGGAGTATACGATGTAACTTTAAATGCAGGTGGTTCTGGTTACTTAGCAGGAGACACTTTACAAATTGACGGTGCAACTGTAGGAGGAACTTCTGGTTCAAACGATATTAATATTAACGTTCTTAGCGTAGGCGGCGGCGGAGCCGTTGCTACATTTGAAGTTATCTCTGGAACAGGAACTGGAACAGGAACTTACACAAGCGTAGGAACACAAGAAATTGGATACTTGCCACGAGGCGGAGCAACTGTTGACATTACTAGAGACGGCGGCAATTATACAGCGTCAGTAAACCAAGCAGGCGTAAACTACAATCTATATAACAGATTCTTAATTCCGGGGTCTATTTTAGGCGGTATTGATGGAGATAACGATTGCATAATCACCGTAACAGCAGTATCCGGCGGACAAGTAACTGAAGTATCTGCATCAGGTACAGCAGCTCGAGGAGATACAATTATTGTCTACTCAACTGTGGCAATATCTCAGGCTACAACTGCTCAAATTAATGCAACATCTGTTATAACATTCTCGGCTATTGCTACTGTAGAGGTTACATTTACTTCTCCTCATGGACTAGTTCCTGGCGCTAGTGTTATGATTTCAATTACATCGGCGGGAACAAATCACCAGCTTGCTGGCGGTCCGTTCTCTATAGAACAAATACCTACTCCGACTACTCTAAGATACACAGCAAGAGCACCGGGAAATATTGCAACAGCAACTACCCTAGAAGGTATTGTTTATGTAAGACCTGACGTATTCTTTACACATAGACCGTTTGACGGTGGTGTTATGTTAGGTACAGGCGGTCCGCAACACGGCGGCCAAGCAATTCGTCAAAGTAAAAAGTACATTCGTTACCAATCTGGTAAAGGCGCAATGTACAACACCGGTGCATTATTTGCACCTAGCTTTGACTTAAGATCAGTTGTAGCCGAAGGTACTTCAGTCGGTTCTCTAATTACTGTCGTAACTGACGACGTTGACCACGGTCTACAGGCAGGTGCTGTAATTAGACTAAGAGGGATTACAAGTACAGGCTTTGATGCTACATATGAAGTTAACGAAATTGTTGACGAAAGAACATTTAGAATTACTGCTCAAGCAAATCTAAGCACAACAACAGCAGTTATTGGTTCTCAAGCACAAATGAGCTTGTTAAACTGGCACGGAGCAACAGTTCGTTCTGGACCGTTTGACGACCAAAACGGAATCTTTTGGCAGTATGATGGTCAGCAATTAGCAGTAGGTCGTAGAAGTTCTACATTCCAGTTAGCAGGAACTATTTCTCTAACTGTAAACTCTAACTCAGTAGTTGGTTTAAATTCAAGATTCTTAGATCAATTACAAGAAGGTGATCGAATTGTAATACGAGGAATGACTCACGTTGTTGCAAGTATTACAAGTCAAACAGCGATGACTGTAACACCAGACTGGAGAGGTGTAAACAACGTTACTGGTGTAAAAGTCTGTAAGGTACAAGACATTATTATTCCTCAAAGTGAGTGGAACTTAGACAAGTGCGATGGAACAGGCCCTTCTGGATATAATATCGATGTTACAAAGATGCAGATGATTGGTATCCAGTTTAGCTGGTACGGTGCTGGTTTTATTGACTGGATGCTAAGAGGTCCAAACGGTGATTATGTATTCTGTCACAGATTAAAAGGTAATAACCTAAACACCGAAGCGTATATGCGTACAGGTAACATGCCAGTGCGTTATGAAGTTATTAACGAAAGTGCTAGATCTCAATTGTTAACTGCTATCGATGCCGACGATGCATCATTGTCATTAAACGATACTCAGTTCTTCCCAGACGCAGGAACAGTCTATATCGAAAACGAGTTGATTTCTTATACAAGTAAGAATGATGTTACAAATCAATTATTGGGCTGTACAAGATCCGCAGCATTATCTAACTTTGCAGCAGGCGCAACTAGAACATATACCGGCGGAGCAGCAGCAACACACGCAGCTGGCAAAGGTGTAGTTTTAGTGTCTAACACAACAAGTCCTATTATTAGCCACTGGGGTAGTGCTTATTTGATTGACGGTAACTTTGACGAAGATCGCGGATACATCTTCTCATATGCTTCTACAGGTAACAGCATTAGTACTACTAAGAACACTGTATTCTTAATTCGACTAGCACCTAGCGTTTCTAACGCAGTTACAGGTGACCTAGGCGAGAAAGAATTGTTAAATCGTGCGCAGTTACTATTGAAGTCTATATCGATTACTTCCGATCCGATGACTTCTGGAACAGCAGGTATTGTTGTTGAAGGTGTATTGAATCCTCAAAACTATCCAATTAACCCAGCCGACATTGGTTGGCAAGGATTAACTGGTTTGAGTGCAGGCGGACAACCTAGCTTTGCACAAATTGCTCCGGGCGGTTCTGTAAGTTGGGCAGGTGGCGCAGTTACAACAACTACGACCGCTACAACAACTACTACAATGACCAATACTATTGCTGTACCAAACAACGCAGCATTTAACAGACCGTCTGGTACAACAGCATTTTATGTATTACAATCTTCTTGGGAAACATCAGGAGCGTTTGTACCACCGACTACATACACAACTCCACTAGGCGGTGTTGTTATTAACGACGGTAAGTTTCCTTCGGGCACAACAATTACTTCGGTTCAAGGACCATACAGCTATGCTGGATTTGGTTATTATGTAATTAACACTAGCAGAGCATCAACTAGTGCTCTTAACGCAAACGCTACAGTCACACTAAACTTAGGCGGAGCAAGTGCAACAGTTACCAACACCTTGTACTTTACTCAAGCAAGTTGGGTAGCGTCTGGTGCGGCACTAAACACTGAAGTTGCTGATGCTAAATTCCCTGCTAACACTCGTGTATCGAGCGTAACAGGACCATTAACATTTGGAGCTACTACGTACTATCGTGCAACATTCACACAGAACAGTACGCAGTCGACAACCGCAGGCGGAACTATTACATTCCAGTTCGGTCAACCTCCATATGCGCTACCAGGAGAAACAGTATTCTCGTTCGTAGCGAATCCGGGAGACACTGCATCATTAGACCTTGGAGAACTTAAGGAACTTACAACTACTGCTATTGGCGGTCGTGGTGCTTTCCCAAACGGTCCAGACGTTTTAGCTATTAACGTGTATAAGGTAGGCGGAACAGCAGTTCCTGCTAACATTATTCTACGATGGGGCGAAGCGCAGGCCTAAAAGAAAAAAGCCCCGGAAGGGGCTTTTTTATTGTCTTATATTTTTATTGATGTGATTTTTCGTAATCGTCTAATCGATTAGCAAGTGTTTTTCTAAGATTAAACAATGCTTCTCTAGTGTCAGATACACCAGATGGTAAAGAAGATACTCTTCCAAGATCATTATGTTTAATATCTAGTGCCTTAACTTCATTAACTAGTTGATTCAGTAAAATTTGTAACTCTGATTGTTTGCCAGCATCTGGAATTTTGGCAATTCTAGATTTAAAATCTTCATATTCTTTTAAAAATCTTGGGTTCTTAATCAGCTGCATTTTCTAACTCCAGTATTGTTTCTATTTTTGTTCGTATGATTGAATTACTTAGCGTGTTCTTCAATCCGGTATGTAATTGTTTAGGCAGGTAATCTAAGTTACACCATGCCAATGTATTAGATGCTTGTGTTAAAAACTCGTCGTCTACAATACAAACATAAGTGCCGTACTCAAATCCTTTATCTTCAGACAGGTATAGTTCAATTGGAACAATCCTTCCTGGAGCATATTCTTTTAATAAGTGTTCTGCATCAACTAGCAAGGCCGCATGCCGTTCAAAAGTGGGAACTGTCCACCGTTGATCTTCTAGAATCAGCAGTATTCTTTTGGTTTTTTTGGACAGAAATAATAACCCGGCACGCTGTTGCATACCTTTAATTATCATGCGTCGAGGTCAAATCTCCAAGTTCCTGGAGCGTACTCGCCTTCAAATGCTTTTAACCACTGGTCGTCAATCCATTTATACTTGATTAAAGTTTTCATGTTTTGAACTACTACTTGTCTACTTTCTGTTCTAGGGTCAAATAGTATCTTCCATTCTGAACCAGTCCAAGTAACAACAGAATTAGCAGGAATAACTGGATCGCTTCCGTCTAGATTCTTCCAACCATCTGGACCGTCGTAGACATCTCTTGAGCTGCCGTCTGTTGGATCAAAGTTTCCTCTATTAATTAAACCGCCTCTGTTTGGACTTGTATTAATATCTTCTAGAACAAGGTATCGAATATTAGTATCGCGGCCGTTAGGTCTAGTCATTGGATTAAACTTATAAGGATCGATAATAGCGTCAACGGTACCTCTGCCTGTGTTAGAATCAAATCCAACATCTACTTGATCTACACTAAAGAATTTTAATCCGTTATTGTCGATTAATGTATTGGCAGGAATAGTATCTGGGTCAAAAGTTACAACAAGTATACTTGGATCTAAAGGATTAACAGCAAAGGTTCCGCTGATTGTATTACCTGCTGCTTGATCAAAATAAATCCTGCTAGTACCAGTATACCCGCCCATAGCTTCTAATATCTGACTCCATGTTAGCTTACCGCCTACACGATAATCTTTTTCCGGAATACCTGCAGACTTAATAGCAGCAGACGGATCAACAATAGTAACATCGTAGTCAAACTGTTGACCGTTGTTACTTTTGAATAACATGATCCTATATCGGTCAGTGTTAATTTGTAGTTTACCTTTAGTTTGTCTGATGACCAAACTATCTAACTCAATAATTTCACCCGTTTCAGTGAATACGTTAGAAATAATAGATTTAACAACGCCGAGTTTCTTAACCTTTGCAGGCGGACTAATCCACACAGGCATTGTAAAATCAATAGTCATTATATCAATTTCAGTTTCAGCACCTTGTGGTATTGATCTAGAACTAAAGTTAATGTTTTGAATATCTACAACACTTAAACTAGTCCAATCAAGGTAGTTGTCAGTTGTTTGAATTTCTAAACTAGGGTTAAACAATACCATAATTTGTTCAAACAGTTGAAGTTTCTGATCAATACTTGAAGTCCAAATGTCAGCCTTCATTGTTAACTTAAATGGAGTTGGCATTAATCTTTCTACGGTGTAAGATCCGCCCTGACGACCGTAATAATTAACTTCGCCTGTGTCCGGATCTTCTGTATAATCTTTTTGTCTTACACTAACCTTGCTAACAAAACTAGGGTCAGATAACCTAGTCTGATCTAATTCAAGACTAGAAATATAACATGCTATCCTTGGAACAGACGGCATTTTATTCTCTGAGTTTTCTTTAATTAATGCTGCAACTTGCCTAGACATGTCGCCGTACATAACGGGCACTGTTTGTTGATCCCCATTACCAGCTTGGTATTTAAACCCAATGAAGATACGCATAAACTGTGTTACATATCTTCTAATTTGTCCGTCGTAGAAAAAATCCATTATTCATCCGCCTCTGGTCTTAGGGCTTTACTCAAGCTCTGACGCTCTTTAATTTGTTTACCGTTAATGTTAGCAACATTGGTGTTGTTAATAAATCCAGTCTTCTGTGTTTGTCGAACGTCTTTACCTTCAAACTGATTGCCTGCTCCAGTATCGCTTTCGCCTAAGTTAGTCATAGTCATTCTAACATTATCTTCCATCTTAACCCATCTTGATCCGTCGTATCTAAACAGTCTATTTGGAAAGTAGTCAGTTCTTAATGTAAACTGACCGTTAATAGGATTAAGAGGAAATGCTATTCCGCTACTAAATGCAGCACCGTTTGGAGGTATACCGTCGCCTACAAGGTATCCTTGGTAGTTGCTATTCTCAGCAGATTGAAACTCCGAGCTAGCCGATACTGCCATGTAAATTGGTTCACCGTTTTCGTCGACTAGGGCGTTACCGTTTTCATCAGTGCTAGGAACTAATACATCATCGGCACTGGCTAGTGTCATTTCAACAAAGCCTTCTTCGTCGTACTTGACTGTATAGAAGTTTGTAGTATCGTAACCACTCTTAGGAACATCAGCGTCAGCTTGATCTAGCACAGCTTTAGTAATCTGCATTTCTTTATTGTAACTAGACATAATATCTTTTAGACTATCTGCTAGTTCCCAATAAGTTGCATTAGGTGGTTGTTGACCAGTGATTCCGTTGATCGTATCTGGACTAGTTATTACTGTATATTGTTTACCGTCTGGACCAGTAACCACATCTCCGGGGAAGTAGATTCCTTCTGGATCCCAAGTGCCTTTATCGCTGTCACTATCGGCTGCACGATCTAAAATATCTTTGAACTCTTGACTGTCAACTAGGGGTTTGCATTTTGCTCTGTATAAGTGAGGATACCAAGTTACAGAATAACCTTCTGCTGCTCTAGTAACTTCCTCAACTACGTAGAATCGTTTTAACGCAAACTGTAAATCGTTAAGAGCATATTCATCTTTTAAGTGAGGCAACTCGATAACGTCACCTGCAATTAACTTTCTTCCTAACTTTTCAATAGTGTCGTGAATATGAAACGTAACAAAAATGGTGTCGTTTTGTAAGAACAAACCAAATTGGCTTAAGTTAAAGTCGGTGTCTTGTATATTATAAACACCCCTAAGAATATAAACGTCTGGATCGTACTTTCTATCTCTATTTTCTAAAAACAATAAATCTTGAATTTGAAAAGGATTTGTAGAATCGTAAACTGGTTGTGTAGGAGTACCCGGAGCATTAGAAGTATCCGGGCCTAAATATTTGTGAAACAGCACATCGACACCGCCAACCTGGAACATTTCCCAAACGGTTTTATCGATAAACTTATAATCGTTGCCCTTTTGCGGGCGATATAGCGAGAGTCTTGGCATAGTAGTATATTTACCGCTACGATAAATAGTATTATGAGCTCAAACGATCAAGCAAGACAAGAGGTTTATAACTACTGCAAATTAATGCTGGGTGAAGGCATGATTGATGTAGAGTTAGACCCGGCCCACTATACCATAGCTTTAGACCGTAGTCTAGGCGTTTTCCGTCAGCGTAGCGATAATGCAGTAGAAGAAAGTTATGCTTTTCTTACACTAGTTCAGGATCAAAACGAATACATTTTACCTTCAGAAATACAACAAGTAAGACAGTTGTTTCGCAGAAGCGTAGGATCAAGAACGGGAGGCGGAAGCGGCGGAACAGTGTTTGAACCGTTCAATATGGCTTACACAAATACATACTTGCTAAGTTCAACTAACATGGGCGGACTAGCTACCTACGAATTGTTTGCTCAGTACCAGGAGCTAGTGGGTAAAATGTTTGGTAGTTTTATTAACTATACATGGCATCCTCAAAGCCATAAACTTATAATTCATCAGCGCCCTCGCGGTGACGAAGAAGTAATGATGCAGGTTTATAATAAGAAACCAGATTTTGCAATTATTACAGATGCTTATGCAGGACAGTGGATTAAAGATTATACTTTAGCAAACTGTAAAATGATGATCGGGCAAGCTCGTGAAAAGTTTGCTACAATTGCTGGTCCACAAGGTGGCGGCAGTTTAAACGGTGCTGCTATGAAATCCGAAGCTCAGGCAGATATTGAGCGATTAACCAAAGAACTTGAAACTCAAGTAGCGGGCGGTTCTGGTTACACCTGGATAATTGGCTAAATTCCTTTGACTTTTTAAAACCTATTTGCTATACTAATCCTATAGGGGATTATTATATGATTATAGGTGTATGCGGTTTTATTGGAAGTGGAAAGGACACAGTAGCAGACTATCTACAAAACTTCCACGAATTTAGAAGAGAAAGTTTTGCATCAACTTTAAAAGATGCAGTTGCAGCAGTCTTTGGTTGGGATAGAATTCTACTAGAAGGCCGCACAAAAGAAGCCCGAGAGTGGCGAGAGCAAGTAGATCCGTGGTGGGCAGAGCGCCTAGACATGCCAACACTTACTCCTCGTTGGGTACTGCAATATTGGGGAACAGAAGTCTGTCGTAAAGGTTTCCATGACGATATTTGGATTGCATCTCTAGAAAATAAACTAAGAAGCTCCAAAGATCATGTAGTAATTTCTGACTGTAGATTCCCTAACGAAATTCAAAGTATTAAGAATGCAGGCGGCAAGATTATTTGGGTTCAGCGAGGAGAATTGCCTAGCTGGTACGATCTAGCCCTCGAAGCTAACAAGGGTTCAAATATTGCCATGAATGAGCTCAAAATGAAAAAGATTCATGCTAGCGAAACAGCCTGGGTTGGGACAAACTTTGATGTTATAGTTGACAATAATGGAACTATCGATGACTTGTATAAACAAGCAGAATTAATAGTCAGCAACCAGATCCCCTTGTCTCCAGTTGATCCCTTCTTTACTAAGAATATTAGCGCAGTTACAGCAAATAGTTTTTAAATTTGCAGGACGGCAATTGTCTAAGTTGCCGTCCATATGAAACACTCTAAACACTTCTCGATGCGGGCTTTTAAACCCGCATTTTTCGCATTGTGATTTTATCTTATACCCTGACCGTTGCCATCTAGGTATTCCGTGTCCAACTCCGTGACTCATGCAGATTTCACATAAGCTTCGGTAATAAACTCGATCGCCTTTTTTGTAGTTGATTGCACGTGGTCTTAAACCGCATTTACATAGTGGTCTCATAGTACTATTTAAAGATTCTACACCTTTTTTACCCCTTTTTATTAGGCGTTAACTGCCCAATTTTCCTAGGAGCCGCTAAATACTAGAAGCAACTATTACCAGGAGAATAAGTAACATGGCACTAGTATCCCCAGGCGTAGAGATTACAGTAATTGATGAGAGTTTTTATACACCAGCAGAACCTGGTACTACTCCAATTGTCGTAGTAGCTACAGCACAGAATAAAGCGAATGGAGCTGGCACAGGCACAGCTTCTTCAACAACTAAAGCCAACGCCGGCAAGGTGTTTAGGCTTACAAGTCAGAAAGATCTTCTTGATCTTTATGGCATTCCTTTCTTTGAAAAGACAGCAAGTGGAAGTCCAGTCCACGGCGGTGAGAGAAACGAATACGGTCTTTTAGCAGCTTACAGCTTGCTAGGAGTAACTAACTCTGTATTCATTCTAAGAGCAGATGTTGACTTAAGTCAACTTGAGCCTAGTGCAGATGCTCCTGGTTCTGCACCAACAAACAATCAATGGTGGTTAAACACACAATCTACAGCTTGGGGTATCAAGCAGTGGAACGGTGCCGATAAACCAGCAGGACAAAAATTTGAAAACAAGACACCACTAGTTTTAACTGATGATGATTCTGCTAAAACTGTAGACTCTGCTGAAGGTTGGAAGCCTCTAGAGTCAGTTGGATCACTAGGCGATTACGCAGTAGTAATTCGTGGTTCAGTAGACGGTGTGGCAAGAACTTGGTACAAGAGTCCTGGTAGTCCTTTAGTTGCAGCAGGTACATGGGTATTAGTTGGATCTCCTGACTGGGCACAGAGCTGGTCAACTGTAGAAGGTAAAGTTTCTTACACTGCTTCTACTCTAGCAACAGGCGTTACACTATTCACAATTAACGGAACAGCAGTTAGCGTTAGCACAGGCGGTTCAAACGATGCTTCATTAACACAGTTAGTAAATGCTATCAACGGTCTTTCTATTGCCGGAGGCGGCATCAAGGCTGCTGTTGTAAGCAATCGTTTAGCTCTTTACAGCGACGGAACATCAACAGGCGACAGCATTGTTATCGCAGGTATTACTGAAGATACAAAAACTAAACTAGGCCTAGACAACGGTACATACTTGGCTCCTGCTATCCAGCACAGCCCACACAGTACTGTTCCTGAATGGAAGTCTACAGATACCGGTCCAAGACCAACTGGTTCTGTATGGATCAACACAACTGAGCCAAATAGCGGTGCAAGATGGAGAATGAGCAGATACAGTTCTGCATCTAGTTCATGGGTTCCTTTTGCAGCACCTTTATACAGAAATACACATTCTGCACTTTACTATCTAGATAGAAGCGGTGGCGGATTTAAAGTTCCACAAGATTCTTTATTTGTTCAATTTAACACATCTGAAGATTCGGGCAACGACACAACTCCAGAAACAGCAACATACCAAATTTGGAGAAGAAACGTAGCGGCTAGCGCAGAAACTGTTATTACAGGTGTTGTTCCTACAACACTAACATCTGGTTTAGACGATATTTCGTTTAGAGTATCTGTTCCAGGTGAAGAAGCTCTTTCTAGCGTTTATCTAGCAACATTTGACATTACTACACCAGCTAATGCTGCTGACAATGCATCAAAAATTGCAACAGCAATTAACGCATTAGGTATTCCGAACGTAGTTGCTGAAATCAGCGGAACAGCAGGAACAACACTAACAATTAGACATAAAGCAGGCGGCGATATCCGTATTCTTGAAACTGAAAAAGCAGCAGCTACTAAGATTTTTGCAGGATCTGCAAACTTATATTCTTTAGGCGCAGCAGCACAAGCTGATTCAACAATTCAAGGTCAGTGGTTAGCGTCAGGATGGCAACCACTATTCAGTACTGGTTACAAGTCTATCGGAGATGCTCCAGTTAACGAGCCACAAGACGGACAACTATGGTACAATCCAGAAGTTAGCCAAGTTGACATGATGGTTCACAACGGTAAGACATGGGTAGGTTATGCAAACGCATATCCAACAACTGATCCAGCTGGTCCTACTGTTTCTGCTTCTACACCAACTACACAAAGCGACGGAACAGCTCTAGTAGCTAACGATCTATGGATCAGCACAGCTGACATGGAAAACTTCCCAAGCATCTATCGCTATGATGGTACAACACCATACAGCGCAGCGGGTTGGACATTGGTAGACAAGACAGATCAAGTAACAGAAGACGGTGTTCTATTTGCAGATGCACGTTACGGTTTATCTGGAGCTACAGGCAACACAGCCGCAGCAATTGCTGATCTACTGGAAAGCAATTACTTAGATCCAGATGCTCCAGATCCAGCACTATATCCAAAGGGTATGTTGCTATGGAACACACGTAGAAGTGGTGGTAACGTTAAGCGTTATAACAACAACTATATCGATACAACAACCGACAATGCACGTTTTGACTCTACAAATTCTCCATCGGGTAACGCATTTGTTTCCGGCGAAGATATGGGTAGCTATGCAACTGATCGTTGGACAACAGCTTCTGCTAACAACGAAGATGGTTCTGGCGCATTTGGTCGCAAGGCACAACGTAAAGTTGTTACAGCAGCAATGAAGTCGGTAATCGATACAAGTTCAGAAGCACGTGATGAAGAGCGTCGTAACTTCAACGTTATTGCTGCTCCTGGTTACCCAGAAGTATTAAGCAACTTGATCAACTTAAACATTGATCGTGGCTTAACAGCATTTGTAATTGGTGACACACCATTGCGTCTAAAAGACGATGCCACAACACTAACTAACTGGGGTACCAATGCAGGCCTAGTGCTTGACAACGGCGACGACGGTATTGTTAGCTTCGACGAATATGCAGCAGTTTACTATCCAAACGGATTTACAACTGACCTAGGTGGTTCTAATGCAGTTGTTCCAGCATCACACATGATGCTAAGAACATTAACATTGAGCGATCAGGCTAGCTACCCATGGTTTGCACCAGCTGGTACACGTCGCGGTGGTATTACTAACGCAACAGCAGTCGGTTATATCGATTCGTTAACTGGCGAGTTCCAGACTGTTTCGTTGAATGAAGGACAACGTGACGTTCTTTATGATCTAAAAGTTAACCCAATTCCATTCTTTGTTGGAGTAGGTCTAGTAGCTTACGGTCAAAAGACTCGTGCAAAGAATGCTTCGGCATTAGACAGAATTAACGTAGCACGTTTGGTAATTTATCTACGTAGCCAGTTACGTAAACTAGCTCGTCCATATATCTTTGAACCAAACGACAAATTAACTAGAGATGAAGTTAAACAAGCAGTTGAAAGTTTACTATTAGAATTAGTAGGCCTACGTGCTCTTAACGACTTCGCTGTAGTTTGCGACGAAACAAACAACACACCAAGCAGAATTGACCGCAACGAATTGTGGGTTGACATTGCTATTGAGCCAATCAAAGCAGTAGAATTCATTTACATTCCGCTACGTGTTAAGAACACAGGAGAAATCTAAAAATGGCAATTACATCTCTAAACAGATTTAGCGTACCAACAGACGGATCGGTAGTCAACCAGGCATTGCTAATGCCTAAGATGAAATATCGTTTCCGTGTGGTATTCACAGGATTCGGTGTAACTGCCGGCGATGCTGTAGAATTAACAAAACAAGTTGTTGACGTTACAAGACCTTCAGTAACATTTGAAGAAGTTACTTTAGACGTTTACAACTCTAAAGTATACCTAGCTGGTAAACACAGCTTTGAAGCTATTACAATCAACCTACGTGACGATGCTACAGGCCTTGTACAACGTGTTGTTGGTGAACAGCTACAAAAGCAATTCGACTTCATGGAACAAGCTTCTGCACGTTCTGGTATTGACTACAAGTTTACTTGCAGAATCGATGTACTAGACGGCGGCAACGGTACTAAAGAAGTTAATACACTAGAAAGTATCAACCTATGGGGCTGTTTCTTAACTAACGTTAACTACGGTGAATTGAACTACGGTACAGGTGCAGAACCTGCTACAGTAGCACTAAGCATCCGTTTTGACAACATGACACAGTTGAAGGGTGGTTCTACATCAGTTATCGAAGGTATCGGTCGCGATATTGGAGAAAGAACTCTTGGTTCTATGACAACTGGTGGCGGCGCAGTTTAATACTAGCCAATAATCAAAGAAACCTCGGCATTTCCGGGGTTTTTTTGTGACATAAATATTTGTATGGCAAATAAATTCACAAGGTACCTTACCAGCTTTGCAGGCGGAGTTGTTAGTGGTGCAACTAATCCAAAAGGTGTAGTGTCTGATTACAGACACGGTAGACGTCTTTTCATTGACGATACATTTAGGCTTGCACCTAGACAAAAGTTTCAGTACTATGTTCAATTTGAACTAGACAAAGATGCCTTGCGATCAACGCAGTTTGCTGACAAGCATAGCCAAGAAGTAGGGTACCTTGTTAAGACTGCTGACATGCCAAAGTATTCTTTTGATTCTGTTGTTAAGAACCAATACAATAGAAAGAAAATTGTTTATAAAGGTATTAACTACGATCCTTTAAATTTAACATTCCACGACGATAGCGCAGGAATTATAAATGCGTTATGGGCGTTGTACTACGGATATTACATTCACGATAGACATAACCCAAGAGCAGCCTACGGCGCAACACATTTAAGATCTACAAAGACACCGCAAGATAATTTTAGATACGGTTTAGATAATCAAGTTACGGTTCCATTCTTTAAGAGCATTAACTTATACACAATGAGTCGTAAAAGGTTCTTAGGTTATACTTTAATTAATCCTAGAATTAAAACATGGAGCCACGGTCAAGGTGATTATGCTGATTCTCAAGGTATGGAACACACTATGACTCTTGAATACGAAGCAGTAATTTACACCGGCGGAACTGTTAAGATTAACAGTCCCAAGGGATTTGCATCTTTACATTACGATACAACTCCAAGCCCATTAAGTGTTGCCGGCGGCGGCGTTGCTAACCTAACAGGTGAAGGTGGCGTACTAGATGGCATGGAACAGATCTTTGGAGACATATCGTCCGGGCAAGCATTTTCTAGTCCAGGTAACTTCTTAAGTACAGCTCTAAAAGCAGTAAACACTTATAAGAACGCAGGAAAACTTAATAGCGACAAATTAAAATCTGAAGCATTGAGTATTCTAAGTAGTCCAGCAGGACTTGCTGCTGGTTCAAGTGTTATTGGTGGAGTTGCTGGAGCAATTTTCCCTAAGAGAAACACAGCTAATGAACCAACTCAAGCATCAGCTAAAACATTAACTGGAGATTAATATGAGAACTAATTTACCATCTCCAGAAATTACAGACAGTGCCGAAGGTACAAAGTTATTCTTTGACACATACGGATCAGAAGATATTGAATTTAATGCTGTTGATGTAGACTCTACAGTAGCATTCTTTAAACAAAGAGGATTTGAAGAAGATGCTGCATTAATCACTGCCGCTGTAATCCTCAAACAAGCAAAAGTAGATCAAATGCCTGTAAGAGAATTATTAGATACATTGCAAACTTTTGACGGCGTTCAAATGTCATCGTTGATTGCAGAAATTCTTAATAACAATCGAACTCCTATCTCTACACTGGGTTATAGATATAAACCAGTTAAGCCTGATCAAATTTCTAGAAACATCTCAGCATAATGGCCAAGTTTGCACAAGGTAGATTTGAAATGAAAAACCCACAGAAGTATGTGGGAAAGAAAACTCCCTTGGCTCGTAGTAGTTGGGAATTTGTTTTTATGAGAATGCTCGATGAACACCAGGGTGTTGTAAATTGGGCAAGTGAAAGTATTCAAATACCTTACAGAGATCCTCTAACTGGTCGCCATACAATTTATGTGCCTGATTTTTTTGTTGTTTACAACGATAAAAATGGTAAAAAACATGCAGAGGTTGTAGAAGTTAAGCCTGCTAGTCAAACGTTTAAAGAACAAGTAGGAAAAAGTGCCTACAATCAAGAACAATATGTAAAGAATTTAGCAAAGTGGGAAGCTGCTAGTGCATGGTGCAAGCAGCAAGGAGTTACTTTTAGAATAGTAAACGAAGGCGATATTTTCCACCAAGGTAAGAAACGTAGATAAGTACTGCTATGACTAAAAAACTCGAAGACCTTTTTAATTTAGAAACTAAAGAATCTGGAGAGCCGGAAAAAGTTGAAAAACCAAAGCCGGAAGAAGTAACTAGTATTGACAAGAGCTACAAAGCAGTAGCTGAAATTACTAAATCGTTACCGCAGATTCAAGAACTAAATGACATTGACGAAGCTGAACTAGACAACTTAGCTAGTAAAGCCGAAGCAGCCTATGACGATCTTATGGATTTAGGCATGAACGTTGAAGTACGATACGCTGGTCGTATTTTTGAAGTAGCAGGAACAATGCTAAGTCACGCAATTACAGCAAAAACCAATAAAATTGAGAAAAAATTAAAGGCTGTAGATCTACAGCTTAAAAAGCTCAAAATGGACAAGGACACCCCGGAAGAAGATGGACAGTTGCTAAACGGCGAAGGTTACATTATTACTGACCGCAATGAGCTCCTTAAGAAATTGGGTCAAAAGGAATAAATATTACTATGAAAACTTTTAGAGATTATCTTACAGAAAGCACAAAAATCTACAGCTTCAAGGTAAAGGTAGCCGGCGATGTTCCTGAGAATTTTGAAGAAAATCTCAAGAAGAGCCTAGATAACCATAAGGTTGTTTCTTTAAACAAGATGACAGCCGTCCAAGAAACTGCTATTGATTTTCCGGAGAACGCTAGCCGTGAAATTACAGTATTTGATCTAGTGCTTGAATACCCAATTACTGCCCCAGAAATTTCTGCTTACATTAAAGAGCAAGGAATGGCAGAAGAATGTTTCCGTGTTCGCGGTAGCAGCGAACCATCTGAGCTTGATCAGCTAGCAGTGGATAAGAAAACTGGAAAAGCAATTCTAGTTGATCCTTCTTACAGCGAAGCAATCAAACTTAAACCTAAAGACTATTTCGGCGACGACTTTAACCGTGAGTTCTTAAAAACTCTAGCTAAAGAAGCAAAAGCTCGTAGAAAAGAATTAGGACAAGACAAGGGAGATCCTGATGTGTTAGATTCAGCTCCTACAATTAAACAAGATAAAGCTGGCGCTAAAAGTGCCATAGGGAGTTAAACAATGGATTTCCATCAACTAGTAGCAAGAATGCAGGAACTGGATCGTCCGGTTGCTGAAGTACAAACACAAGAGTGCGGCGAGCCAATGGGAATGCCTCCTCCGATGAGCCCTCCTCCGATGAGCTCACAACCTCCTGTACCTCCTCCTAGCCTAAGCGTTAACCTTAGCGCACATGGAATGAGTGACATTGAGCACATCATGAGATTATGTGGAAAGTTAAATCCAGAAACTATTCCGCAACAACCTCCAATGCCAACGATGTCTCCTATGGCTAGCATCACTAGCATTAAGCCATCTTTACCTCCATTGAAGATGTTGCCTGACTTTGATGCAGATAATGATGACATGCCAGGCGGCGAAATGGACAAAGACGATGGGATTACAGTTCCGTTATCTCTAAAAGGCGGTGACGACTCTGACGACGGAGACGACAAAGACATGTTGCCTGAGCCAATCGATCGTGACGGCGAAGAAGATGGCGAGTTAGACAACGATAAAGAAAAAGAAGAACTTGGTGGAGCATTAGCTGGCGGTGCAATTGGCGCATTAGCCGGTGGTCCTCTAGGCGCATTAACGGGCGCAGCAGCAGGCGATTCATTAACTGATCCCGATGCAGACGAAGTTGATCAAGAAGAAGATCAAGAAGAAGCATATGCTAACGAACCAGACGAGCAAGAAGCTAGTATTGATTACATGAACAACAAAC